GAAATCATGTGTTTTTATTGTTTTATTAAATGCGTCATGTACTACCAATCTATTGGCGTAAAATCCATCTATGATATTGGTTAATGTATCCACCGGTTTACTGAACTCATATTTAATCACTGCTTGCATACGCCTTTCAATGTCTTTGACCTCATCTTTTTTTGTGTCTGCAATCATATTAATCTGTGATTGAAAGTTCCATCTTGTCGGTCTGGCAACAGCACCACCCATTGCAAGTAATGATTCTAAACTTCTAAAGTGAAACCCTTTTGATGTTTCATAGAACAAATAACCTGCGTTGTTGTATTTACCTGATATGCATTGTGATGATAGAAAGTTAATTGCCTTATATGGTTTTAAACTAGGCATGACATACTTGGCGTTAGTAGCTGTGTTCTCTACAAATAAACTCTTCTTTGAATTCAAATACTTCTTGTTTCTTAATATATCATTGACTGCAAACTCAATTGGTCCTGCGTATGCTTTACTGACTGTTGCGACCTGATTATTATACATTTCAGGTGAACAGAAATATATCTTATAGAATTGACCGATATCATTTGTCGGGTCTTTTCTTACACTATCTACCTTGTATATCTGAAACGGTACACCATTGTCTTCGGTCATATCATAACCTGGTAGACCTGGTGTATTAAACTTTACTGCTAATCTTTCTAATCCCGTTAACGGAAATATAGTACGAATATCTTGCGTATCATATACAATCAAACTTCCAACTATATTGTTACTAAAGATATCCTCATTGATAGACATGGTCAAGGTAATACCCTTGATGTCCATAGTCTTAGGTTTACTCTCTTCTTTATCTTGTCTGTATGAAATTATTTCTAATGTGGATAAGTTATACTTACCGACTTTATCTAATATGTTTTTTTCAAGTGCCATGTCATTATCTTCTAATCAATTTAATAAACTCATCTTCAAATGCACCCAAATAAGAGGGCAACAATATTCGAATTTGTCTTTTTTCATCTTGTAATCTTCTTTCATATTCTATATTAGATACTGCCTCTGCGCCAGCGTCTGTAACATTACACTCTACCTTGTGGGAATAGTCACTAGGACCGTTTCCTGTCTGTCTACCGCTTGATTGTGTTATCTCGTAGTGATGTATTGTTTCTGGATTGTCATACTTGTCTGCGACATATTGTTGAAATACATACTCATCTAATGGCCAGTCATAATATCTATTGACAATGTTATTAATAAGTGTTATAACCCAAAAATAGTCTGTGTCACCATAAGCTTTGTATGCAACATCTTCAGGTTTCTCACCCTCTTGTACATCATACTTATCGAATAGTGTTAGATTTTTGATAAGTTTACTTCTTGCCTTGACTCTTCTAAAAATATCTGTTACAACTTTTGTGTTGCCATTTACACCAGATATGTTATAGTTTATTTTAGGAAATTGATTAAAGTATTTTGTCATTATGCGCCTGCTTCAATGTCTTGTTTAGATAAAATTTTGTCTTCTAACATTGCTATTGTTAGTTTTGTGTGAACTGGTGAACCATCACCAAATGTTCTAAACTCTCCGTCAGGTGTGTAATCTACTGCCACATCTGTACAATAACACGCACCAATTTTATTTAAATTATTATTAATACCGTCATTAAACATGTAACTAATCTTCCAATAATTTGGTATTGTGAATACAGACCCATTTAAACCTTCTTTGAAACCTGGTGATGAATTGTATTTGAATATTGTGATAATATCTTGTACTGCTTTTGCTTCTGCTTCATTTCTTGGCCAGAAATCAAAATCAAATGAGAATGTTCTTTGTTGTGGTGAATTATAAAATGCTTCACTTCTAGGATTAACTGCAACACCAGCTCTCTTAGCTGCAAATCTGATAGGGTCACCAACACCGGCAAGTGAAACAAATTCACCTAAAATAGTTTTAGCATTTCGAGCAACACCACCTACAACACCCTTTAAAGCTGCCTCTATTTGTGCAGCTGAATCAGCTGAACCTTTTACTGCACTAGCCGTAGCTTCCATATCTCCTACTAAACCTGTTGCTTCATCACTATCATAACTTTGACTATAACTTGCTTTAATAGATTGTGGCATATACAATGCGATACCTGAAGTTGTAATACTTCTATTTGGCAATTTAGATGAAATATTTATTGTGTCACCTGAACCTGTTTTATTTGAAGTTTCTAAAAAACCACTTGTTTGTGGACTATAACCTACAAAACCCGATTCAAATAATATGTAATGACCAAGTTCGTTACTACCAAGGTCAAGTGGATATTGTACTGTATTGAATGATAGTGGATTTTGTCTAAGTTGTTGTGATGGACTATCTGGTATATCAAATGGTGACTTCTTCAATAGTTGAGCTGCCACTTTACCTGCACTCTTTTGAGAACCACCACTCATAAAATTACTTGCTTTACCAGCAATGTCTGACAAAAATGGTGTTGACAAACTTGTTATATGATTTTTTAATGATTTAAATGCCATGTATAAATAATCCTTAGTTAGTAATATTTATATAGAAAATAAGAGTGATATGAGAAAGAGTTATAAAGGTTTATTTAAACCAACCAATCCAAAGAAATATGTCGGCAATACCAATCAGATAGTGTATCGTTCACTACTTGAAAGACGGTTTATGCGTTATTGTGACATGAACAAAGATATTCTATTTTGGGCAAGTGAAGAGTTGCCTGTTAGATACTATAGCCCGTTAGACAAGAAATATCACCGATACTTTCCTGACTTTGTTGTAAAGACGGTGAATGGTGATAAGTATATGATTGAAATAAAACCTTATCGTCAAGCATTAAAACCTAAACCACCAAAAAAGAAAACAAAATCATATATGCGTGAGTCGTTTGAGTATATTAAAAATCAGGCTAAATGGTCTGCCGCTCGTAAGTATTGTGAAGATAATAGTATGGAGTTCAAGATTATTACCGAGAAAGACCTAGGTCAGTATTAAAAACTATTGTATGACGCTCTATCAAAATAGGGGTCGATACCTGTATCTAATGGACCTGTGTAAGTTTCACTCTTTGTTTGTACACTAGCATTATTCGTGTCACCACCTTTTTGAATAATAATCGGCGCTTGTTTATTATCAGATGGTTTAATACTACTCGCTTGAATCTTTGCTTGTCTTTGAAATTTATCGTCTTGTAGCATTTTGTCATCTGGTGACATCATTTCATCTGGTGTTGTTTTGTATTTGGCTATGTAATCTCTATTTTTATTATCAAATGTAATCTTTTCATTCATTAATTTATCAATCATTCTTCTACGCTCTTGTTCTTTAGCGTCTAAATTTTTTAAATAGTCCATTTGACCATTTGTATCTAATTTATTATATTCACTAAACTCGGCAGGTGTCATTATACCTGAAGCACTATCATAACCTGATGTGCCTGATTGGGATATCCTTGCTGTGCCATATTTTTCACCTTTAGCTTCAGCAAACGCCTCATTCATAGTAGCCTCGCCACCTGTCATTCGTTCTCTTTGCATACCAGAAATACTAGCGTCAGCATATTTATTTTTTACGCCTGTTTCATTAACTGTTTCACCTATTTCTTTTGAAGCTTTTGTTTCAAATTTCATTTTATCTTTTACAAATTTAGGTAATGGTAAAGAGTCAATAATACCGTTAACAGCAGTTTTTATTCTATCGCCTATGCCAGCAAAGAAATCAATTATTGGTGCAAACATATTTTTCACGAATCCTACAAATTTATCTGGTAAACTGGTTACAAAATCTTTTACATTATTATATACATTCATAAACATTTCACCAATACTTGTAAAAAGGTTACCAAAAAATGTATGAATTGAGTTAACCATATTATCCCAAGGTTCAGCCATCAGTCCTACTATGTTTTTAAATAATGGTGTTAAGAAGTTTACAATCATTAATGGTACTGCCAATATTGTTTTTACGATACCGAAAAATATATCCGATAGGCCACCAATTATATCACCTGTAAATAGTTTAGTAAATCCATCTATAAATGTTTCTACAATACCAATTACAAATGATAGTGCTTGACCAATACCTTGTAGTATACCTTTAATCAAAAAATCACCAATCGCCATAAATACATCTATAACAGGTTGAAGTTTTACAACCAACTTTTTAATTTTATCTAATGCTGGTGTTAATGTTTTTACTATCTCATCTGAATATTTGTATAATAATGTAAATCCTAATATTATTGCACCTATAGGTCCAAATCTACCAAATAATTTAAATAACATACCACTTTTTCCGAAGAATGCTGTTATAGGTGTCAACAGTTTTCCTATAGCACCTACGCCTGGTAATCCTGCAAGGAAACCAGTAAACGCACTTAAACCTTTTGCCTTTTCTTCACCTTTTTCATCACCACCGCTATCACCATCACTAACAAGTCCTTCATTACTTTTACTTTCTTTTGCTAACTCATTGGCGTCTTCTTTTGTTCTATTTGCTACATTTTCATCAAAAGATAACATGTCACTAAGTTTGTTAACAACCTCTTGTATACCTCTAAAAGATTTTAATTGTAAATCTCTAATTTGTTCTAGTATATCAAATTGACCTTGTGAATCTCCTCCAGCTAATGCACCGGCCCCAGCAGAACCAACAAGAGCAGAACCTACAATTTTTTGTTGTTGTTCTACAACTGCTAATGCTGTAGTTTGAATTATATCTTGGTCAGCCATTTGTTATTTACCTTTTACTTTTGTATTTTTGAAGATTTGCCGTTAACATATAGACCAAACCAGGCAGCGCCAGCACCTACAACTACGGATACAAAACCTGCTTGTGCATTGTTTGGATTCTCTAACGCCATAAACCAAGTCATAGTGTTGTAGAATACTAATCCATAAAGTCCCATCATAACTCTAGGAACAGTTCTCCAGTTTGATAAAAATTGTGGCAATTCTTCTTTAAAGAACCACCAAATAGTCTTAATTGTATTTTTAGCTTTGTCTAACATTACTTTTTCTCTCTCTCTCTTTTATCTTTTTCTTCCTTAATATATGCAATCAACAAGTTTACATATATCTCCCTTTCCCACGGTATCATACCATTTAATTCTGTTAAAGAATATTTATGATGTTGCATTAAAGCAAAATTCACTTGAAAATGGTTTTCTAGCGTGTCATGTGATAGGGCTATCCGAAAAAATCGGAAAGACCTGATAATGTAATTTTACTTGTTACCTTTGTTTTCGGGTTTACAACATCAATTTCATGCATTAACTTAGGCATTGTTTCATAAAATTTTTGTATCTTCTTAAATGATTTACTATCTAAACTCTCAATGAATTTATTTAACTCATCACTTGTGTAATCTTTAGCCATGTGTACAGTTTCACCTTCAAAGATTTGATAAATGCCATCTGATATAACTTTAAATAAAGTAGATGTATCAGCACCTTTACTATAATCCTTTGTAGGGTCAACAGAATTGATTGTAGGATATTTCATCAATACACCAATTTTCTTATCTTCATTGACCATAATTTTGTTTTGATGTTCGTCATCTACTTGAACTTCAACAGTTGACAAGTCTACCTCAACATCTACATAAGTTTTTTTGTCATCTGGACATAAAACTTTCAGTTTTGCAATTTCACCAACTGATTTAGACCTAATCTGTAAAAATACATATTCTAAATCAAATGTAGGTAATTCATTAACACTCAATTGACCAAATGTACATAAACTTACAATCTCTTTGAGTGCTTGTACAATCTCTTTTTGTTTTTGTGACTCTAGAGCCTGTAATAAAATCTTTTCTTCTTTTACAAGAAATGGTCTAAATTTTACTGTTACATCACTTGAAGGTAATGTCAACTCATATGTCGCTGTTTCTAATATAGGCAATGCCATAATATTTTCTCCTTGTTATTTTAACCAAAAGGTGGAAATAATCTTCCACCCGTAACTCTACCAATTGGTAGATTTCTTTTTGCTGTTTGTAGTACATCTCTACCTGCTCTTCTTATTTCAGGAGGTAGTTTATTTAATATACCACTAAACAGACCAAAATCTTTACTTGCTTTAATTGTTGGTACATCACCAACTGACTTACCAACTGTCGCACCATTTATCTGGTCAATAGTCAAGTTAGCCCATGTTCTAAAATTTAATGTAATAGGTAAATTTGCAATTTCATTAGCTGAACCATAATCATAATCATATGTGCCTATCGTTTGAGGATAAACTTCAAATAATCTAACTGCATATGTAACTCTAGCGTCATCATCTTGTTTTGAATCAAACTGACCTAATTGCATAATGTCCATAGAACCAACATAGTTATCATAATAATTCATATTATGTGACTCTATACTCATTATCTTTTTCTGCCAATTTTCAAAAAACATTCTTTGTCTTAAAAACTTATCACCATAAAAAGATAATTCAATTTCACCACTATACCCATAAGCGTAAGGCATTTCTCTTTTAGGTCCATACATGATATGTGGTTTTGTCTGTACATCTCTACTAGGCATTTGAACTTTATTACACATCATATCAACATTTTCTAATGTTGTTAAACTTTCTAAGTCATTATTACCTGGCGTCATGTCATAATCATCAACAAATAAATTTGCTCTTGCTGGTGGATTAATTCTTACAATAAATCTATTTGTTCTAGCAAATCCTTCGCCTTGATTTACTTGTGCAAGAAATCTTTGTATTTGACCTGCACCACCTGGCTGTCTTTGTAATCTAGGGTCCTTTACAACATCAACCAATGACCTATCTCTAGGTAAACCTAGTCGAATATCAAAATTACCTATTCTTCTTCCGCCTCTGAGTATGGCTATGACGCTATCCCCCTTTTACATATTTTATTTTTTATTTGATATACTATCATTAAAATGTCTTCCTACTTTGTGCAAAAACAGAACCTATTGAAGCACCTTTAAACTGTGCTACAGGTAGATAGGCTGCTAATGCCATCTCATCTACATTAACTCTCAAAAACTGAGACCTAACTTGTGAATACAAATATCTTTTGATACTTGCCTTTACATATTTATTAGACTTTACTGAGTCATATGTAGCTTGAATTTTGGTTGATTGGTCAAATTTGTTATTACTTGATAATGACTGTAATTGTTGTAAAAATGCAAATCTGGCAGGATAAGGCAGATAGTGAAAATTAAGACCAATAAAACCGCCTTTCATTGGCTCTAATGGTAATACTAATGGGAATGTGTCGTAATAAGGCATTCTTGCCTTTGTCTTAGGGTCATAGAAGAACATACTCATACGACCACCACTTGGTCTACCAAGTAGTTTACCTGATTTAAATAGTTGACTAGGGCTAGTTCTATCGGCGATAAGAGATACAGCGTTTCTGTACCAAGTAGCACTTTTTAGTTTATTGCCTTGTAAATCTTTTAACGGTTCAAATATATCAATTGCCATGGTACTATTTATAAGAAAACCCCTAGCGATTTCTCGCTAGAGGCCAATGCTTTCAGTAAAGAGAGAGAAAGGTTTAGTCTTCGTCTGCCAATTTACTAAAGTAATCGAGAGTATCGTCCTCGTCACTAGCAGGCGTTGACATATTTACCTTAGGCATTTCCACAGAGGTTGTAGATGTCGATTGTGGGAGGTCGACCTCATCTACTGTTACTGTGCTTTGCGTTCCCGTAATTACCCTATTCAGTTTCTCTTTGAGTTCGTCATAGGTCTTAAAATTACTAGGGTCTACAAATGGTTTTAGAGGGTGTTGTTTTTCCCAAACTGCTTTGATGTCGTCATCTGACTCTTTCAAAGGGGTAACACCTTCAAACTCGGATTTATCGTAGTTCCAATAGCCATCTACTTTTCTAATTTTTAGTTTAAAGTTTGCACCTTTCCAAAAATCAAATGGGTTGATTGCTTGTTCGTCTTCAAACGCTGGTTGCATGGCTTCGGTAATCTTATCAAAGATTTTCTTACCAAACTTGTACAGTTTAACCTGTCCTTCGTTCTCAGGATGTTTGGGGTCTGATACTACATAGATGTTTGCATAGTAAGATAGTTTTCTTTTTCTCTTTCTAGCAATCTCTTTGTCGCTATCGACACCAGTATTCCACAATCTAGTATTTTCTTCACTAACAGGATCCTTTTGATTAAGGGTTGTTAATGAGTTCTCAATAAACCAACCACCTTTGTCTTGAAAGGCGTGTGTCCAAACTCTCTGCCATGGCATTTCTTCACCATCAGAAGCAGGCAAGAAACGAAGAACGGCATAACCATTACCAGTTTTATCTAGTTCAGGTTTCCATAACCTATCGTCTTGATACTTATTGCTTGATTTGGATTGTTGTGGTTCACTTGAAGCTTCAAGTGCTTTTGTGATTGCGTCAAAGTTACTTGACGACTTTTTTAGACTTTCGAAATCCATATTTTTATCTCCTGTGTATGTATTATCGTATTATTGTTTTCATGTGACCTGTATAATTCGGTCTCGTTATTATTTATAAGAGTTTTATTACCCATTTAAATAATTCTTTACATTCTCAGGTGTTGATTCTATATAAGGGTCATCATCATCTGAGAAATTATTAAAACCTGGTTCTTCAAACATCTTTTCGACTATGCCATCATTTACGACAGCTGCATATCTCCAAGACCTCATGCCAAAACCTTGTTTAGGTTTAGCGACCAGCATTCCCATGTTACTCGTAAATGTACCACAACCATCTGGTATCATTTTAACATGTTTAATTTCTAAATCTCTTGACCAAGCATTCATAACAAATGCGTCATTTACTGATACACAATATACATCATCTATACCCATATCTTTAAACTCATTATACATTCTATCATAACTTGGTAGTTCTTCACTTGAACATGTTGGTGTAAATGCACCAGGTAGACTGAACATTACTACTCTCTTACCTTTGAAGAGGTCATCTGTTGTTACATCTTTCCATGTGCCACCTATAAAAGTACAGCCACCTTTTTCATCGCTGTCACCTTCTCTAAATTTAAATGTATGTTGTTTTATATTCATATTCTATTCTCTATATTAATTTGTTTATTTTGTCCATAATACACTAATTAGACTAGATTGTCAAGCGTGGAATAATCAGCATATGTAATATTTTTTCTTTTATCCCATTCAGTAATAGGACCATTCACATTATCTCTACCATCATTAAATCTGTTAATTTTAATAAACTTCACATCTGGATTCCAATCTGCAAGTGTAGACCATTGTCTAATCCAATTCACAGCAGGTGTAGGACCATTCTCTTTAGCTGTATAATGTTTGGTACTCTTATAAAGATTGTTTATATGATTATCTGTACTATGTAAATCATGTCCTATCATATAGACTTCTTTTGGTTTCTCTCTGTGTATTGCCACATAACCAGAACTTGGACCACAAGACCAACCATGGTCTCTTGGTGTCATAATATCTGTAAGTGATGTAGAAAAATCTGGTTTCTGTATCCACGATACTTTGATAGTAGAATGGTTTACATTCTGTTTTGCCTTCTCA